AAAGTCATACTGACAAACGAGCTGACCAACTTAGACAAATTTTGACAGAATCAAAATCCTAAAAAACAAAAAACCCCATCCTAAAAAGGTGGGGTTTTTTATTTATTTGAATATACCAACATTTCTACCTCTAACCCACCCATCGTTTAAATATGGGTTAATCTCAGTCTTTTTAATTTTTTTATTTTCGTTATTTTTAGTTATCCAACAAGTCCCGTATTGTGAATTTTTAATACCAATACCGGTCCCTTTCTTCACTTCACTCATTTTTTGTTTAGATTCATCTGTGTGAGTTTTCCCATTCCAATGGTAAAAATATTTTTTTTCTCGTTTACCTTCAAGAACTTGTTTTTTATAAGCATTACTTAATTTTTTTGAAAACTCTTTCCGAAATTCTTTATCTTGCATTTTTTTTAAAAACATTTCATTACCGGATTTAGAACATTTTAATCTATGTTCTTCAGAATAAAATGTTCCTCCGCCATAACCACCTGATTTAAGATTTATACAATTTTCATCTAATAATAAATCCGTATTAACAATTTCAATTTCACGTTCTTTTAAAGATTCTCTGTTAGGTAAAAACTCTAAAATAATTTTAGTGTGTTTATCCTTACCATACTTTCTAATTGAATATCTTAATCTTTTACCACTACCCATATACCCATCCTCTAAATTAGATGTACTGTGCATTCCAATATAGTATTTTTGATTAAAATTACAAGTGGTTTTATAGATATAGTGGATATGAGGTTTTTTTCTCGGCATTTTGTTCTTTTACTATAAATATCTCAAAATATAGTAAAAGAACAAAAATGTTAAGTGTGGAGATAGAGGGAATCGAACCCTCGTAGTTGTCCATAATGACTATTAAGTACTACATGCTTAGGACATTGTTTAATCTAACAATCCGAAATCCCACAGTTCCCTTATTATACAGTTCGGTTTACTGAGAACTAATCCTCTGCCATCTGATTATCCTCTGATTGGTTAGAGTTTGTACCTTTTCGGGTAGGTACCACACCTTGAAGACTTCTGTTCCTAGGTTATATGTCAGTCGACCCGTTGTTTTTTTCGCCTTAGGCTACTGAAACACTTTCCTCAGTACGGATTAATCCTACTGCTGAAAGTTTATTGATAACGTTGCCGTGTATCGGTTTGAACCAGTTTTGCGAGGTTAGCTCAGCCTCGACATGCCCCGAATAACCAACTATGTCAGTCAATTCCATGTTATCCCCATGATGTTAAAGAACTATTGTTTTACAAATATACAAATAAATTCGATAATAACAATTTTTTAAAGTATTTATTTGATATAAATATGGCAGAGACAGAGGAAAATAAAAACGAAGCTTATGACGGTAGTCAAATCTTCTATGAAGATGATAAGGTTATGTTATTAAAATGTAACACTCTTGAGTCCGCAAAATATTTTGGTCCTCCGTTTTTTTCTAAGTTTTATAACAGATATAGTGCTGCAGATAATTATATTATTGTCGATAAAGAAGGTGATTATCTTACTCCGACATTATCATATTTAATTCACAAACCACATCAAGGACCGATAGAATGTTATAACTATGAAAACGATAATTTAACAATTACAGATATCCTTGAAAGATTCCCTGAGATTACAGACAAAATTTATGACTTAATTGGTATTAGTGAGACCTATGATGCGTTAAAGAGAATTAGTAATGGGAAAGAAATTGATAAGTATAAGTTATCAAATATTGATGAATTAATTGGGGACTTTAAATTTAATAAAAATAATCCTGGTAAAAGTATGGTTACAATTAAATTTGATGACCATGAGGATTATTTTAAATTATTTGATTTAGGTGAAGGGGATTTATGGTTTCTAAAGGCTTTATTCAGTTCGTATCATTATGATTCAATAGGATTTTATCATAGTGATTCGGGAAACCAAGATTGGAATGAGGGTTATTTAATGAGGGACCTTAATGAGGAAAACATTGCGTTAATCAAACAAATTTTAAGTTATATTGACCCTAATCTTGTCAAACTTAAAAACGATGACCAATATCTGAAAGCCTCAGTATTATTGAGAGACACTTTTAGTAGACAAATTGAGAATATTGTTGACGATTATTCGAATGAAAGAGATACTGCAATGCAAACCGCGGCTGAAGAGGAAATACGAAATGAATTATGTGACCCATTCCAAAATTACGGGTTATTTGCCAAGTCAGGATGTTTTTACTCATATGTGACAACCGTTAATGTCTTGTTGGGTATGTACAATATTTCGAAAGAAAGACATGTGGACTTAAAAGGGATGTTATCGAAGATTGGTCATACATTGTCGGTAGGTCCATATGAGGACTCTATGTACGAATATGGTAGTGGCGAATTTGACATCGATTCTGTTAATAGAAACGCAAAGTATGAGTTAGAAAAAATATTAGAAGAAATTGAGGATAGTGATAAGTACCCAAATCTAATTAAATTTAGAGAGATGGTTGATAAGGTTTTATCACAATATGATTTAAATAAATATTATGATTTAAAAAGAGGAACTGACACCGAAGGATTTCGTATTACAAAATTAGACCCTGTGACTAATAAAATATTTTTAAGTTACCATAAATCAGGGTTAACACAAGGAAAATCCGAAGTAAGAAGTTATACTCTTGAGGAATTCCAAGATTTTCTACATAATCCTGAATTATTTGAAAATAAAATCTTAAACTTCCGAAAAAAAGCTTAACTTTGTGTTATGCGAAGAGACTACGAACTTTTAAAGAGTGTTTTGTCCGTTCCATCTAAAACGTACCAAGAAGAACAAATGGTTGAGTTTATCACCAATTGGTTATCTGAAAACAATATCCCGTTTTTTGTTGATGGAATGTCTAACATTTATGCCACAAAACAAACCGATGAAAATATCGAATATTTTCCATGTGTTGTTGCTCACACCGATACTGTACATAATATCGACACAATCAATATTCGTGAGGGATTATTACCAAACGCTCAGAATGAATTGAAACCGTCCTTAAAGGCCTATAATGATAAGGGTAACCCAACAGGAATTGGTGGTGATGACAAATGTGGAATTTATGCTTGTTTAGAGTTATTGAAAGAACTTCCTAATTTAAAGGCCGCTTTCTTCGTATCTGAAGAAACAGGATGTCATGGGTCAAGAAAGGCCGATAAAACATTCTTCACAAATGTTGGGTACGCAATTCAATTTGACGCTCCTGGCAATTGGATGGTTTCCGAATTTTGTATGGGGGTTCAATTATTTGATAGAGGTACAGAATTTTTCACATCTTGTGATGAGGTATTGACCGAGGGATTTGATAAAAGACAAAAATACCAATCTCACCCTTACACTGACGTATATGCGTTAAAACAACTTTTTGATTTTTCATGTATCAATTTTGCTATCGGGTACTATGAGTACCACACACCAAACGAATATGTTGTAATCGAAGATGTTTACAGTGGAATTGAAATAGGTAAAAAAATGATTGAGAAATTAGGGTATACAAAACATTCCTTTACACCTAAACCAAAAAATAGTTACACACTATTTGATTAAAAAAAAAGGGGAATTAATTTTCCCCTTTTTTCTTTTTAGTTTTTTTAACGGTCTTTAGTTTAACCTCAGTGTTGTCAACATATAGAACATAACTAACATCGTCAAGAACGGTTCCTTTTAAAACTTCTTCAGAAATAAAATCCTCAACTTTATCTTGGATTGCTCTCTTAAGTGGCCTTGCTCCATAGGACTCATCAAAACCGATTTCTGAAATTAACTCCAATATGGATTCATCGTAAGTTATGTTATATTTTAACTTAACTAATCTTTCACAAAGTTTATCCATTTCTAATTTAACAATTTGTTTAACCTCATCTCGTTTTAGTGTGTTGAATATAACTACCTCATCAATTCTGTTTAAGAATTCAGGTGCAAAGAATTTTTTAAGCTCCTTTTTCAACATGTCTTGTTTATATTCTTCCTCAACATAAGTATTTGTTGAAGATTTAAATCCGACACCTGTCCCAAAGTCCTGTAGTTTTTTGACCCCAATATTTGAAGTCATAATGATTACACAATTTTTGAAATTAATTTTTCTACCTAATCCGTCAGTAATATGACCATCATCCAACACTTGTAACAACGTTGAGAAAATGTCTTTGTTCGCCTTTTCAATCTCATCAAATAAGATTACAGAATAAGGTTTGTTTTTAACCTGTTCAGTTAATTGTCCTCCTTCATCATAACCAACATATCCTGGAGGAGCTCCGATTAAACGAGATATGGTATGTTTTTCTTGAAATTCTGACATATCCATTCTAATCAAATTCTCTTCACTACCAAACATTTCTTTAGCCAATTGTTTTGCTAAATATGTTTTACCAACACCTGTTGACCCCAAAAAAATGAATGACCCAATTGGTTTGCTAGGGTCTTTAATACCCAATCTATTTCTTCTAATAGACTTTGCAATTCTTGATACTGCTTCAGATTGACCGATAACTTTACTACATAGCCTTTCGTCTAACTTGGCCAATAATTGAGCCTCATTGGCGTTTAATTTAGATAATGGAATTTTAGTCATATTTGAAACGACTTCGTACACCAATTCGACAGTTACCTCTTTCTTTTGAGTTTGTAACTCAGACTCAAACTTTTTCTTTTCTGAATCTAATTTATCTAAAATTCTTCGTTCCTTATCTCTTAGACTTGCCGCCTCTTCATAGTTTTGTTTTTTAACGACATCAAGTTTTTCTTGTTTAATGTCATGAGCTTGTTCTTTTAACTTCTCAATTATTTCGGGCATTTTCACCTCAACCTGACTTCTTGCTCCAACCTCATCAATAATATCAAACGCCTTATCGGGGAATTCTCTATCTGTAATATATCGTTCTGCTAAATCAACACATAGTGATAAGATTTCGTTAGAATATGTTACTTTATGATAATTTTCGTATCTCTCTTTACTGTGTTGTAAGATTTGAATTGTTTCCTCTTTTGTTGCGGAATCAACAATTACCTTTTGGAATCGTCTTTCTAACGCCCCGTCTTTTTCAAAATTCTTACGGTATTCGTCTAAAGTTGTTGCTCCAATACATTGGATTTCTCCCCTTGCAAGGGCGGGTTTAAAGATATTCGACGCGTCCATTGAGCCTGAGGAATTACCTGCACCAACGATAGTATGTATCTCATCAATAAATACAATGATACTTGGAGCGTTTTGTAATTCTTCAATAATTACTTTCATACGTTCCTCAAATTGTCCACGATATTTTGTCCCCGCAACGATTGAGGTCATATCTAAAGAAACAATTCTTTTATCCATTAAATTCCTTGGGCAGTCTCCGTTAAAAATTTTAATCGCCAAACCTTCAACAATCGCGGTTTTACCACAACCTGGCTCACCAATAATAATTGGGTTGTTTTTTTTCCGTCTTGAAAGGATTTGAGCAATTCTCGTTATTTCTCTCTCTCGACCGATTACAGGGTCTAATTTACCTTCTTCGGCTAATTTAATTAGGTCCCTACTAAAGTTATCTAAAACAGGTGTGGCAGAATTGCCAACACTTCCTTTATCTTTATTAGGTTCTGTACCATCTTTTGATTCTATCATGTAAGTGTTTTTTTTAAATATAATCTTTAAATTGGTAATTTCAACTCAAACAACTTTATATTTATAAGTATGGATATGATGAAACATTATACAAAGTACATCACAACTTTAAGAGCTGATGAGGACCTTTTAGAAACCTACCGTAATTTAAGGCGAGCGTTTCAAAGGGAAGGATGGACTCAAAAAGACTTGGAGAGACCACCTAACTACCCAAATGATATCATGAGAAACTACCAAAAATTTAGTTCTTTACATTCAAAATTATTTCATGAATTAAAAAGTTTCTTCCCATCTATTGACCACAATGAGTTTGTCAAGTATCTTGAAGATAAAATGATATTAATCGATATAGAAATACCTTTAGAAAATGGCAATAAAGAAAGAACAGATAATCGGGACCAAGATTATTAATGAGATAGATTCAAGTAATCTAACAAAAACGGAATATGATACCGAAAGTAAAAAACTAATAATTGAGTTTAAAAACGGTATGAAATATGAATACGATGAAGTCCCCCATCAATTGTACACTCAGTTTAGAATGTCCGAATCACAAGGAAAATTCTTCAGTACTAAGATTGCAAAAACATTTAAATATAAAAAACTGTAACAAATTGAATTACTCAAATATTTATTTTTGATGAGTAATCTAAAAAGTATTTTAAATAGTTTTCATTTAAAGGATGAATTAAATCCAAAGATTTGGAAATCGTCAGGAAATGACGAAAAAACGATGAGTCCTAAAGTTAGAGCTCGTCTTATTGATATTGCTTACGAGTTCATAGTATTTCTTAAAGTTGATGTTGTTGTGTCAGATATAATTATAACGGGGTCTTTGGCTAATTATAATTGGTCAACTTTTTCAGACATTGATTTACACATCTTAGTTGACTTTAATCAATTTTCAGAATCACAATTACCGTTGTATACTGAGTTATTCGCTCTAAAGAAAACAATGTATAATGATAACCATAATATAACAATATACGGTTATGAGGTGGAGTTATACGTACAAAACGAATCTGAAGCACATTTTAGTAGTGGTGTCTATTCTGTATTACATGACGAGTGGACAAATAAAACTAAAAAAGAAAATGTTGAAATTGACACAAATTTAATTAAGAATAAGGCGACCAAGTGGATGGAGATTATTGACGGGGCAATTGAAAATGCTCAAGATGAACCTCTTGATGATGCAAAAAAATTAATTCAAAAATACAAAGACAAGATTAAAAAATATAGGAATTGTGGATTAGAAAAAGATGGGGAATATTCGGATGAAAATTTGGTATTTAAAGTTTTAAGAAGAAACGGATATATTCAAAAATTATTTAACTTTGAAAACGAATATACTGATAAAAAATTATCAATTAAAGAATCTACAACAAACATTGGTGGGACTTTTAAAACTGATTTAGAAAACGGTCCAAAAAACCATGGAGGAAGAGCTCTTGGTAATTGGCAATCGGATAACGCTTGGGATATATTTTCACCTCCAGGAACGGTCGTAAATTCTTACACCGAAGGAGTTGTTAGTAAAATTAGAGATACGGGTAAAAACTCAGGTAAAATATTTGGCACTCAGGTGTCAATTAAAGGGTTGGGAGAATTTCCTGACATTTTTTATACCCATTTAAAAGACGTTAAATTACAAAAAGGTGATACCGTTAAAGTTGGTAACTATATCGGAGCAATCTCAGAATGGTTAGACCATCCAAATATTACTCACGTACATATAGGATTACCAAGAGGACATCATTTAA